GCATACTTAAGCAGGACTAGTGTTAAAGTAGTTAAGTCTACGAGCAGTATTCGCAACTCTTTTCGAAATTTACCCGACATTACTGTCCACCATTCAATAAATCACTCACACCCTGTGCAGGCCGAAAACCGTGCTCGTGCTGTGGCAATGATGCAAGCCGCCGCCCAGTTAACTGGGCGACGTTTGTTCATGCTCCAGCGTTCAAAACGAGACGAGGAGTCGGGCATAGCAGGCTCACGAGCGTATTATTGGATGAAGGACACTGATGCTGAAGCCTCATCTGAACAACCCACCGCGGGAGACCTAGTTGGGATAGTTGATACAGATTATTATGTTGACATGCCGCACTTGTTAAGTCATTTGCCGTGCCCCGCAATGATCTATACAATTACCCCCCGCACCGCTGGTGAGGAAAATTCAGATGGATTATCTTTCTACTTTGACGACCAGAATTACATGCATGCCATGATCTCTGGCGCCGCAAAATATCAACATCTCCTATGGGACTATGGGCTTGACGTGCTTACATGCCGCAGGTTTATGGGATTCGTGACCCGAACGTGGAACGTCGACCGGCGCAGCTTGTCGACCCATGCCGGAATCATGATGTTAACTCCCAGACATCTGTGGACTGGCATTGCTAGCCAGCTCACCAGGTTCTTGTACGGAGAGACTTTGCGACGCCTTCGGATGGCAGCACATGGCTGGGTCTCCCTGCGTGTTCACACAGACGCAGGGACGATGGTCAGCATCGCCAGAGTAGGCTCGCCTGTATCGGCAGCCATTAGCCTAGAACTTGATGAAGGGCTAAGATCAACCGTAGAAGTTACAAAGATGCCGCTCACGGTATCATCGGTTGAATCCCAGGTTGGCAAGGCGGGAATTTCTAGGGCCAAAGCAGCAATGTTGTGCGCTTATTACAGACAACTTCTTCCCTCTCCAGGTGCCACGGTTTACCCCGTGGAGTATTCTCTGAAGAGGTATCAGTATGGCAAGTATGAACCGGATGCTAGACCATGTCTCATGCCATACATGAGCCCAATTGTTAACGAGGCGTTCGCGCCCGACCGTACCTTAGGCAATGAGGAACGGAGCATTGACAAGCGGGTCAAGGAGATTGCCGTCGCTCCCCTGCCCATTACACCCGAGTTTTTGCGCTACGTTGACGAGTTTGCTACCCACATCTTCCCTGAGGCTGGAATCTTGGTTCCAGTCGATGAGGAGGAGGTGTGGAATCGGCAGAGTCGACCAACGCAGCGTAAAATTCTCGAACAAGCTTCATGCCTTGACCAGGTTGAGAAAATCACCAAGACTTTCTTAAAGGCTGAATCTTATGGGAGCGAGAAAGATCCCAGAACCATTTCCACGATCAACCCGAAAGATAAGTTAAGTTATTCTAGGGTCGTTTATGCTATGGCTGATGTGCTGAAGGGTCAGCACTGGTACGCATTCGGACGCACCCCCAAACAAGTGTCCGAACGCGTTGCTGAGATATGTAGATCCGCTGATTTTGTCGTGCCCAATGACTTATCGCGGATGGACGGCACGATTAATAACAAGTGCAGACATCTCGAACAGGCCATTTACATGCGAGGATTTAGCGAGGGATACCATGAGGAGGTTCTTAGGCTTATGAAAACGCAATATAAAGCGAAAGGGATTGGGATGTTCGGTACTGTCTACGGTACCGAGTGGGCAAGGCTTTCTGGGTCGCCCGAAACATCCACGTCCAATTCGTTAGATATTGCTTTCGTGGCCTATGTCGGATATAGGAAGATGGGCTATGGCCCAGAGGAAGCCTATCTCCGATTGGGAGTATATGGAGGGGACGATGGATTGTCTCCAGATATAACCCCAGACCTCTTCGTGGAAAGCGCTAAAGAAATGGGATTGAAACTTACCAGTGAAGTAGTTAAGCGTGGAGAGCCTGGAATACATTTCTTGGCGCGTCTATACACCCCTGATGTGTGGTATGGTGATGGAAACTCTTGTTGCGATCTTAAGCGACAATTGAGCAAGTTCCACACCTGCACAATCAGTTCAGAGTTGGACCCCCTTGCCAAGTTGATTGAAAAAGGCTATTCATACTACCTTACTGACAAGAACACTCCCATAATTGGTGAATTTACGAGAAGAGTCAAGCATTATATGGATATGTTGAATGTTAAGATCGAGTCCACTGAGCTGACTGCGGATAAATCCTATTCCAGTTATGCCCCAATCGACCAACAATATCCTAATGAATGCCATGAGTGGTTTGAGACCCACGCTATAACCACCTTTCCCGCATATGATGCAGTTAGGTGGTACAGCTGGCTTGCCGATACCAAATCACTCAGCGAACTGCTAAGCCCACCTTGTTTGAGCAATCCCGATGTAACTTATTCGGTCGAGTGCCTAATTGATGGTGAATCTTCAACTTATCCTGAAGCAACGTGGTTTGTGACCACTGATCCCTTTGAACTTGAGGTAATCCTTACTGGCGGCCCTGTGCCACCAAAATCGGTGAAGAAGTCCAAAGGGAAAGCACCCATTGTTGCCATGGCCCTTGCGGCCCCTGCTGAGATAAATGCAACCGAGTCTTCGGCCTTGGCACCAGCCTCCGCCGAGTCCTCGGCGCCAGGAAACCTCAGCTTGAAGAAGAAGAAGAGAAACCGTCCAAAGAAGAACAAGAAAAGCGGACCGTCAGGTGCGGGGGCACCTGAGGTCAAAGCGTAGACTTAGCCCTAACACTTCTTAGTGTGGTAGGGTGGTTGAAAAGAAAGATAAATTGCCCCACACAATGGCTTACCCCACTATCTTCGGCGGCCAGGAAACAACTCCTGGCTCGGCGACCTTGCGCACATGGTTAAACATGTTCCAATATGGCGGGGACTTCTTGCCTCACGTTTTCATTACTCCGTCGACTATGACAGAGGCTGAGGAACTGAGCATGTATGTTAGAGGTGTCATTCCTGGATCGGAAGAGTTTGGACGTCAATACTATCGTGATGCCCGGGTTCCATTTTCGTCGCTCACGTACGGGGGCGACCATTCATGGAGCCCGGTTGAAAATAGCATTGACCACAATCCTCCTCCTTACATCCCTGTCCCAGACATGTCCACCAAAAAGAAGAACCCCCAGCCAGCCAAGAAAATGGAGCGACCAATGGCTATCCCCCCCCGCAAACCTAGAGCCAGAACGCCTCCTGCGCCTAAGGCACCTGTGACTTACCCAATGCCCGCTTCGGTTGGATCAAGCTTTGTGATGGGCAAGCCAACCTTCCGTAGTGCCGGTTCAGCACTCGTAATTTCCCATTGCGAGTACTCGATACCTGTCTATGGCAGCGTTGCCTTCACCACCACCCCTAGCTCGATAAACCCTGGAAACATTAACTTGTTCCCATGGCTGTCCACAATCGCTAGCCGGTTTGAGTCATACGTGTTTGAGGCGCTGGAGTTTATGTATGCCCCGGCTTGTTCATCTGCCACCTCGGGCAGTGTCTACATTGGTGTTGATTACAATACCAGTGACGCACCTCCATCGAGCATATACCAATTCTCCTCTTACGAGGGGTTTGTGAACACGTCATCGTTCATCCCTCGTATTTTCTCCGCCTCCCAGCAGAATTTGTCCAAACGGAAAACTTATTTCGTTACTGCTGGGGTCATCAGTGGCAACGACACCAGTCTCTCTGATACTGGAAACCTGTTCGTTGCCACTGAGGACCAAGGCGGGGTCGCGAAGATTGGTTCCCTTTATGTCCGATATCGAGTGCGGTTCACCACACCTGAGATGGAGACAGCCACCGGCTCAAACGCCCGCAGTTCACGCTACACTGGTACTAGTAACGCCGCTGTCCTTGGGACCAAGACCCAAATCGTTGCTGGCCAAACCAGCTCGATGCCCACTGTTGGTCGTAGCCCCTTTATAGCGGTAGCTACTGGTACCACTGCGTCCGTTGTTACTTTTACGGCTCTCTATAATTGGACCGGTTACCTTACCATCGCAATGGATGGGACCGGTCTGACCGCCCAGAATGTCACCGGCACGACCGCCACAATCGCCGGATTGGGCCAGGGCTTTAATAGCCCAACCTCAGTTTGCACTCTTTACACCTTGATCGCTTCCCCAGGCCAAGTCATCGTGGTCAACACCACAAACACCACAATAACCTCAAGTGACTTTGTATTCGCCGAAGCGTCGTTCCCATTGTGAAAACCCTACGTCTCCTTACAACCACCCCCACACTCCTGCG